CTATTATATCAAACCCTAAATTGATTTTTTCGTTATTAATCAGATCCGACAAGATCCTCACTCATTTCTTTTGCTTTTTTTTTACATGAGCAGCAGTCATGTTTTCTCTTTGTCATCATAACAACCCTTTGCATTCGTTACATATAAATGCTCCATTTTTCTTGTTAAGGTCTATTACAACTCCAGATTTAAAACATTTTTGACAAAGTCCTACCAAACTCATTTTAATTGCTCCTTTGGTTCATGTCTTTTATTATGTTTTAGTATTACATATATATGTGATGTATCTCCTTCATATTCCCAATCACAATGTTTGCATTTAAAAATCATAATAATTCTATAAACATCTTATATATTTAGTTTTAGGCTATCTTAATGCAAGTTTTTCTATAGATGATAATAATTTAATGTATAGTATGTGATCTTCATCTGATATAACCTCACCTATTCCTTGAATAAGTCCTGCAATAGTACCAAGAAACATTTTGAGGTTATCAGGATCATAGTATATATCACTGTTAAGATCTTCTCTTTTTAATGATTTAAGTACAAATGCAGCACCGTCGCTAATAAGGTCATCTTCGTTCATGAATGTCCTACAATCTTTATATATTAATAGTTTTATGTATATTCATGGCTAAGAAAGAAAGACGTGAACCTGAATTTGATGTAGAAGAAGTAGAAGAAGCATTTGATAACATATCAGATACTAAAAAATCTACATGTAGATGTACTTCAGAATCAATCGGTACTTGTCATTATTAGTACAAAATTTGACATATTCTTAACAAAGTTTATAAACATCTAAATTTGATATTCAATATGGGAATTAGAAGTTCTTTTAGTAATATTGCAAAGAATTTATCCAATCTTAATAAATCATATACTGAAACAACAGTACGTCCATCTATAGCACAACCTTATATGAGTACCGATACCGGTGCCAAACTACCAATTTTCCCATTTCCACTCATAATGATCTATGAGTTGGCAGATAATATTGATGCTTTAAGAATTCCTATTGAGACTATTAACCGTGAAATGTTCAAAAACGGATTCGAGATAGTCGAATCATGGAAGTATAAATGTAATAACTGTGCAAAAGAGTTCCAATACAAGCCTGTTGCAACCAATACGGCAGATGAACAACCAAATTCTACCAATGAAGACAATGAATCTACTGTAGGTTCAACAACTACACAAAAGGCTTTGGTTAACAAAAAGACAGATTTCACTTCAACAAACGATCCACAATCAAGAGAAGAGGGATTACAGTGTGATTATTGTAATTCTACCGATTTACTCAGACCTGTACCAGAACATAGAAAGGTATTAGAGAATATCTTACATGAAGATGTAAATGGTAACGGACAAAACTTTGAAGATCTTATTAGACAACTTGAAAGAGACCTGGAAATAGCAGATAATGCATACCTACTTGTACTAAAAAACTATTTCATAGATGATAATACAAAAGAAATTGTACCTGAAAAGACAGAAATCAAAGAATTACTTAGATTAGATCCACCACAAGTAGCAATGATTGCTGATTCTGACGGTAGAATTGGATATGATGACAAACATAATGCAGTATATGTATGCCCAAAATTCGAACATCGTAACAAAAGACTGACCGAAGACCACTGTAGCATATGTGGAACAAAGGCATTAAAGGCTATGATAGAAGTAAACTCTGTATATTCTGTAGGAATACCACAACCAAAGAGAGTTATCTATGGTGAAGGTGAAGTTATATTTAGAGCTGGTAAATACAAACCCGGTTTAATTTATGGATTCTCTCCAATATATGCAGTATGGAGTAAGGTAATGGCTTTGTCCCATATGGATGAATATATTAGAAAATACTTTGACAAGATGAGACCACCAAGAGGAATGCTTGTTGTAGCATCACGTAACTATGAAACCTTTAGAAAATCATGGGACGTACTTGAACAGAAAGCACAAGAAGATCCTTACATGATACACCCACTGCTTGTTGAAAGTGACAAGGGAAGTGCAGGTAACATGGCACAATGGCTTGACTTTACCGGTTCATTAAAAGAATTACAATTTACAGAAATTAGAAGAGAACTCCGAATGATTATCGGTGCAATATATGGTGTGCTTCCACTTTACTTTGGTGAACTTCCAACCGGTTGGTCACAAGAAGGACTTCAAGTTACAATTACAAACAGAGCCATTAAATGGGGACAGGAAATTTTACTTAATTCATTCTTCAAAAAAATTGCAAAACTCAACGGTGTTACCGATTGGCAACTTCGATTGAAGACTGGTGAAGAAACAGACAAACTTAGAGACTTGCAAATTCAAGGTGTCGAGATTGAAAATATGAAATCACTACAAACATTAGGATTTGAAATTACTAGAACCCACACAGGTGAATTCAAAGTATCCAAAGATCCTGTCATCTCTTTAGAAGAAATGATGTTGGGTGATCAAGGAGGAGAGCCAGGAGAGACTATGAAAAAACCTGGAGGACGAGGTAGAGGAACAGCAGCTCCTAAAGAAGACACACAAAGGTTTGAAGGAGAACCATCACCTAACCAGCCATCAAGAGTTGGCGGACTTATGCAAGGAAGTCCTCAAAAGAAACCCGGTTCTCAGAACAAATCATTAGGTTTAGATTCAACTCCTAAATTCCCTCAAGGCATTACGCCAACAAACTTTGAAATTGTAAAGTCAACATTACAAGATGCAATAGACTTCCAATGGAACAAGGGAGACACAGTTGATAAATTAAGAAAGGAAGCAGGTATGACAGTAAGAGAAGCAAGAGAACTTGTTAAAACAGAATTAGGAATGACAAGGAGGTGGGAAGATGAAGAAGAAAGCTAGCACAACAAAAGGTCTAAAAAAGACAGAATTAAATACAGTAAAACCTAAGATTGTAAAAAAAGTAAAACCGGTTGAGAAAAAAGTTGTTGAAACTGAATTTGGCAACGTACCTGTATATACAAATAAACCAAAAGCAAAACCTAAGAATAGTATTAAATCAAGTATTATTCAATCATTGTTAGGAGATATTGCATTCGCAGTAAATGGTACTGACCATAGTTCAATTATAAATGCACTCACAAAATGCCATAAAGATATATTGAACATTAAAAAGGATGTAGGTATTGCCGACTAATTTAGATACTAATAAAAACTCAAACGACCTTACAAAGAAACTTTGGGAGAAACATCAAAGTGACGAGTACACCAAAGTAGATAATTACAAGGAGGCTGTATGTCTTGGATGTATGAAAGTCGACGTTGCAGCTGCTACAATAGCAGATATATGTGGAGACTGTGCCGGAAAGAAAGGTCGTGAACCATTATTAGCAAAGGTTACAGAAAAACATTATGGGTTATGTTATTTTTGTGGTGAATACAAGTTTAAAATAGAACAGGTAAATGGAAGATTTTGTCAAACTTGCCACAGAAGAATAGCAAATGTTACAAGAGATTATAATAAAAAAGGAGGAATGTTCAAGGTTGATCCTTTCTGGGTAAATATGAGAAAGAAACACGGTAAAGATTGGGCTAAAATAATGAGTTCTGGTGAAACTAAGTCTTATCGGAAGTAATCTTTGTTAAAGAATTTCTAAATCTTGCCCATTCAACCATGTTTGGAACTCTAAGATTCTCTTCTATTTGTTCAAGCAACACGTTTGTCTTGTCTAATTTAGTATTTGTTTCCTTCAACAACTCTACAATCTTATACATTCCTAACATTATTCGATCACCAAGTTTATTCTGTCTTTTACCAAGTCATAAAACCTATGTTCATAGTTAATCTTCTTCTTACCTTTAACCTTTTCTCCATAATATCTTCCTATATTGATAGACATAAGGGGTTTTCTTAACAATCTTGGATGAAGTTCTAATACTTTTTTACAAGAATTGTACTTAATCTTATCAAAAGTTATACAAATTTCGTCACCTTCCATGTAATCTTCAGCAGAACCATTCCTAAAATGCACCATTGTATGTGAAAATTGTGGCTTTTCTTTCAATTTACTTGTATTTGTGACTATCCATAACTTATTACCTTTGATGAACATGTCTATAAGATCTACATGATGCATTGGATTATCTGCAAACATGCCATAAATTCTCTTATATTCTTCTAAACTTTCATATATATAAAATGATGATGCCATACAAATCAAACCTAATACTTATTAATAAATGATTGCTAGTTGTTTTCATGGAAGATATGATTGAATGTGAATGTGGAGGTAAAAAAT